CAACTGTGACTGCTAAGTCAAGAGCTTTAAAAGCTGAGTACACAATGGAATTAGCACAAGACCTTAAAGCTATCCACGGATTGGATGCTGAAGGCGAATTGGCTAATATCCTATCAGCTGAAATCTTGGCTGAAATCAACAGGGAAGTTGTTAGAACAATTTTAACAAAAGCTAAAATTGGTGCTTTACAAACTTCAACTGCTGTAAGTGGTATTTTTGATGTTAACACAGACTCAGACGGTAGATGGATGGTTGAGAGATTTAAAGGTCTCATCATGCAGATAGAGAGAGAATGTAATGTTATCGCTAAAGAAACAAGAAGAGGAAAAGGTAATTTCATTATCTGTTCTTCAGACGTAGCTTCAGCTTTAGCAGCTGCTGGAATGTTAGATTACACACCAGCTCTAAGCGCTAACTTAAACGTTGATGACACAGGTAATACTTTTGCTGGTGTTCTTAATGGAAGAGTTAAAGTTTACATCGATCCTTATGCTACTGTTGACTTCGTTTGTGTTGGATACAGAGGTACTAACCCATATGACGCAGGGATGTTCTATTGTCCTTACGTTCCTTTAACAATGGTTAAAGCAGTGGGTGAGAACGATTTCCAACCAAGAATGGGATTCAAAACTAGATACGGTATGGTCGCAAACCCATTCGTAGCTGCTAACGGTACTGGTACAGATAGAGCTAACCAATACTTTAGAATCTTCAGAGTTGACGACATCATGGTGTAAGCCAGAGTTAATCACACTCAATTTAAGGGGGCTTTATTTAAAGCCCTCTTTTTTTGTGTATATATAATATAGTACATAATAAAACACATACACACAGGAGGAAAAATTATGTCAAACGCAAATAAAAGCGGTTATGAAATAAGAGCCGATTTACTCTCATTAGCTGAAGGAATCTTAACTGGTAATATCCATAGAGATAACGATGCTGTTCACGTTCACAACGATAACTTTCCAAACGACAAAAGAATATTGGGCGACCAGTTTGTTTCTGTCGAAGAAGTTATTTCTACTGCAAGAGTTTTAAATGACTTTGTAAACGAGAAGTAAAATCTTATAAATAGATATATGGCAACATTAACTACAAATAAAAATTTTTTAAGTCCGGTAGGGTTTCAATTTAAAGTTGATAGTACTAAATACCCGAACTTAGAATATTTCGCAGTGGCGTGTACATTACCTGGAATCAGCATGACACCCACTGTGACGCCATATAAAGGAGTCAATTTGCAATTTACAGGTGATAGACTCCAATTTGAAGATTTAAGTTTACGTATGAATATAACTGAAAATCTAGATAATTATATTGAAACATTTAATTGGTTGCATGATGTAGCTCAAACTGGAGCAGCTGAAGATTTAAAAGCTGATGCTACTTTACTTATACTTTCATCTCATAATAATGTAGTAAAAGAAGTAGAGTTTAAAGGAGTATTTCCTATATCAATGTCACCAATAGAATTTGATGCACAAGCTCAATCAATTGACTATGTTCAAATGGATGTAAGTTTTTCTTATACGTATTTTCAATTTAAATAAAATAACAGTTTACTTTTTCACTAAAGTATGATATAATATATAATAGTATGAACAATTTGCAACAAATATTAGAAATGTGGAAAACCGACTCGGTTATAGATGAAATGAATCTAGATGAAACATCAAGAGATTCCGCAAAACTCCATGGTAAATACCTAGAAATACTTTCAGTAAACCGAATGAAACTTAAAAAAGCTGAACTTGAATTTAAGGTGCTTCTTAAAGACAAATGGATGCATTATAACGGCAAGATGAGTAAAGAAGAAATAGACGAAAAAGGTTGGGACTATGACCCACTTAACGGTCTAACAGTTTTAAAAGGGGATATGGATTATTATTACGATTCTGACCCTGTCATACAAGAAGCTCAAGCTAAAATAGAATATCTAAAAGAAGTATGTGATACTACTAAAGAAATACTTGAGAATATTAAATGGAGACATCAAAACATAAAGAACATGATTGAATGGAGGAAGTTCACCAGCGGAATCTAATGGATACGATAACCATTCAAAAGAAGAACGAAGTCTTCTTAAATGTTCAATGTGACCCATCAATAGAAATGGAACTGTCAGAGCATTTTCAGTTCTTTGTACCCGGATATAAATTTATGCCAGCCTACCGTAATAGAATGTGGGACGGTAAAATACGATTATTTGATTCTAGAAAGAAAACATTATACACAGGATTGTACAAATACTTATGTGAGTTTTGTGAAGTTAGAGATTATAACCTAGAAGTGATAGAATCACCACAATATGGTACACTAGAATCCGCCCTAGAGCCCAACATCGAGGGGCTATTATCGCAAATTTCCCTCTCTGTGAATGGAGGGGATATAACACCTAGACTTTATCAGTTAGAGGGACTCTCGCACACGCTTTCGAAAGAGAAATCCTTATTGCTATCACCTACTGCTTCTGGAAAGAGTTTAATCATATATTTAGCTATAAGATATTACCTAGATGTTTTTGATGGTAATGTATTATTAATAGTACCTACGACATCATTAGTAGAGCAAATGTATTCTGATTTTGGAGACTATTCTTCTAAGGATACTTGGTCTCATGAAGAAAACTGTCATAGAATATATTCAGGTAAAGAAAAGTTTGAAGTAAATAAAAGAGTCTTTATATCAACTTGGCAATCAGTTTATAAATTACCACAATCCTGGTTTGCCGATTTTGGTATGGTTGTAGGAGATGAAGCTCATAATTTTAAAGCAAAGTCATTAACATCTATTATGGAGAAATGTACTAATGCAAAATATCGTATAGGTACTACTGGAACATTAGATGGAACACAAACTCATCAGTTAGTATTAGAAGGTTTATTTGGTCCAGTATATCAAGTCACTACTACAAAAGAATTAATAGATAATGACGATTTAAGTCAATTAGATATAAATATATTAATATTAAAATATAAAGAAGAATACTGTAAGCAGATAATAAAAGAAAAGTATCAGCAAGAGTTAGATTTTATAGTAAGATACGAGCCTCGTAATCGATTTATAAGTAATTTAGCTTTAGACCAAAAAGGCAATACATTGATACTCTTTAATTATGTAGAAAAGCATGGTAAACCTTTACATGATTTATTAAGAAAAAAGATTGATGACCATACATACTTTGCTAAAAATAGAAAACTGTTTTATGTATCTGGAGAAACAGATGTCGATACAAGAGAATCAGTCCGTGAGATTACTGAGAAAGAAAAGGACGCCATTATTGTTGCTTCCATTGGAACTTTTAGCACTGGTATTAACATTAGGAATCTACATAATATTATCTTTGCTAGTCCAAGTAAAAGTCAAATTAGAGTCCTTCAATCGATTGGGCGAGGATTAAGAAAGAGCGATAATAATCAGCAAACTAAGATATATGATATAGCAGATGATTTACACTGGAAATCTCAAAAGAATTATACACTACAACATGCCGCTGAAAGAATTAAAATATATTCAAAAGAACGATTCAATTACAAGATGTTTGATATAAATATATAATATGGAAGGACTAAATATAAGACACTTTAAACTTATGAATGGCGAAGAGATTATTGGTCTCGTTGCTGTTAAAAATACAGACAATTATATTGTAGAAAGACCAGTAAGGCTAAATCCAAGTATGCTAGGTGGTATACAATTTCAAGCTTGGTTTCCTTTCAGTGATGCAAAACAATTTAAAATAAGAATGAGCGATATTATACAACACGTTCCTGTAGCAGAGACTATCAAAGAAACGTATGTGCAATTTGCTCTTAAAATGGATAAACCCGTTGAGTCAGTTCAGACTAAGTCAGACCAGGAAATCTTAGAAGAATATGAGAACCGTCTGGCTAATGATATGTACGAAGACGGATTATCTGAAGAGTTGGATAAGAAGCGTACTTTACACTAATTTAGTATACCTCTATCCTCCCCGGATGACTATATTATTATATCATACTTTGGGAGATTTGTAAACGGTTATTTCACCAAAAAGTGAAAAAAAATATGTTTACTTTTCCTTGAAAATATGTTATAATATAATATTATGGAGATAAATTATGGCACAAAAACTAAAGCCTAAAGAAAAACCGCATTATGTCAATAACAGAGAATTCTCTCAAGCAGTTATGGACTATGCAGTCGAAGCTCGTGCAGCGAGAGATAATAATACACAAGTACCAAAAGTCACAGATTACATAGCAAAATGTTTTATACGTATTGCTGAAGGTCTTTCCCATAGACCAAACTTTGTAAGGTATACTTATAGAGAAGAAATGGTTATGGATGCTGTTGA